GCCAACATCCCGTCCGTCGCCCAGGACCTGAACGAGGCTTCGCTGCTCTCGGCGATGACCACGATCCGGCAGACCTGGCGCGACAACGCCGGCCTGAACATCCAGGGCAGGGCGCGCAAGCTCGTCGTCAACCCGACGCTCGAGCCGGTCGCGATCCGCCTGGTCAAGACCGAGCTTCGGCCCGGCACGGCGGACAACGACGTCAACGCGATCCTGTCGACGGCCGGAGGCCTTCCCGAAGGCCACATGGTCAACGACTACCTGACCTCGAACTTCGCATGGTTCCTGCTCACCAATACGCAGGGGTTGACCTATCTCCAGCGCGTGTCGTTCGAGATGGATATGTTCGTGGACTTCTATACCGACAACTTGTTGGTGAAAGGCTACGAACGCTTTAGTTTTAGCTATCAAGATTGGCGGGCGATCTACGGTTCCTTCCCGACCTCTTAAGAAAGGAGCCTACGCATGTCCATCACGGCACATTCTGGCCCCTTGGTTGTGGGGTTCACGGAAATCTCGGGCGGCGCTGCATCGCCTGGCATTAACCCGGAAGCGGCCCCGTCGCTGTTCCCCGGAACGGCGCTTCTTGATCCGCGCCTCTATTACGGGTATCAGCCGGGGCAGAACTTCGGGTCGGTAGTGGCGGGATGGGAGGACTCGGTTAGGTCCAACACCATCAACGCCATTCCGATGACGCTATCGTCCACGATCATCGCAGCGGCGGCTCATACGGTTGGCGGCACGCCTATGACACTGGCGTCCGCCAATGCTGATGGAGTGGCTGTTGGCGTCAGCATCATGCGGCCAGATACGGCGGCGGTCGCCTCTGGTCTGCTAAAGCTTGATCCGGCTGTCGCATCGGTTGTGGCGACGATTGCCCTCGGCTCCAATGTGATGACCGTTACAGCGGTCAATGCGGCCGGCGGCCATTGCTATAACCAGCTTTGCCCCGGCATGGTGCTTAAGGACGCCACCAACGCCGGTTATCTGCCAACCGGTACTTACGTTATCGGCGGCGCTTGGAACGGCCAGGGCAGCGGCTTTGGCGGCTTGGGGACGTATCTTCTGAGCGCGGCGGCGACGACGGCGATCTCCGGCGATACCCTAACGGGGTTGTTCACCAACATCGTGGCGAATGGGGTTCCGTTCTCGACGATCCCATTCGGTCCTGCCGGGACGGTTCAACTTTGGAACCCTGGCGACATGATCTCGCGGGCGGTCAAGATCGTTTCCACGACCTCTCAGGTGGTGCAGACCTTCACCGTGAACGGCCTCGATGTCTATGGCTACGGGATGACGGAGGTTATTACCACGGTCGGAACGTCCGCGACGACGACGAATGGCAAGAAGGCGTTCAAATACATTTCGAGCGTGACGCCTTCGGTCACGGACGGAACCGGCAATTACTCTGTCGGAACGCAGGATGTCATCGGCTTTCCACTTCGGTCGGATAATTTCCAGATCGGCGCGGACTTCGATACGTCGATGATGTTCAACAATGCGGAGATTGCTTCGGCGACGGGGTATCTCGCGGCGGTGTTGACTGCGCCGACTGGCGCGACCGGCGACGTGCGCGGAACCTACGCGCTTCAAACGGCGTCCAGTGGCACGCTTCGATTGATCGTGTCGCAGAGGCCGCAGCCGGCGGCGTTCGGACAAGCCGCCCTTCTCGGGAACAACCAGTTTACCGCTTGGTAAGGAGCATCACAATGAGCAAGATGCGTCATAAGAAAGCCGGCGGTAGCGTCGGGAATGACAAGGACGGCGAAGCCGAATCCAAGGGGTCCGGCAAGACGCAGGATTACACCCCGAAGAATAATGTCGAGGACGAAGCCGACGAGCGAAAAAAGGGCGGTCGCGTCAAGAAGCGCGCCGATGGCGGCAAGGTCGAGGGCTGCTCGCCCAAGATGCGCCTTGACCGCAAGAAGCGCAAAGACGGCGGCCGTGTTGGTTCTGACAAGTCGCCGCTGTCGAGCGCTCATACGGTGAGCGGCGCGAAAGAGCATCGCACCGACGATATGTGATCCCGCTGGGCGGTATTCCTCGCCCGATGCTGTCTGACGGGTTGGCCGCGACCGGGAAACCGCGTCGCGGCCTTATCATAAGGGAATACCCGAATGAGTGGTAACTGGATCGCCGGCGCGGTAAAAAACAAAGGTTCCTTGCACAGGAGCCTGCACATCCCGAAGGGCGACATCATCCCCCAGAGCAAGATCATGAAGGCGGAGCACGCCGACAATCCGGCTCTTGCCAAAAAGGCGCGTCTGGCGGAGACGCTGGAACATCTTCACAAGCGATGCAACGGCGGCCCCGTTTAAGGAACTGATACAATGCAGCCAAGGGTAGTTCAAGTCGGGCCACTAGTTGCCCCGACCGCCACGAATATCGCCCTTGCGCAATCTCCAATCGCGGCCGGCGCACTGGCGCTCAACGGGGCGGCTGGTGGCGCGGTTGCGAATAATATCTGCCTTTCTCAAAATGGTACGGCGGCGACGGCATTAATCATCAATGGTGCTTTGAAGCAGGCGCGCTTTGCTGCGCCAACGTCTGGCGTCGCTGGGGCCGTTATCGCTGTTCTTCCTGTCATCAGCCCGATTTATATCACGTCGGCTGGAAACGATAACGCCCTGACTTGGGCTGTCATCGGGATGGACAGAAACAATGCGGCCCTGAGTGAGACGATCTCGGGGGCAAATGCCGGCGTCTCGGCGTCGGCCAATAGCTATAAATCCATCCTAAGCATCACTCCCTCGGGCAACACGGCCTCGACGGTTACGGTCGGCGCTATGGGATTGGCGACCTTGGATACCGCACGGCGCGTGTTGTTCACGTCATCAGGGACGGATACCGGGTTGACCATTTCGATCTCGGGAACGGATTGGGCCGGTGTACCAATCTCAGAAACGTTGATCGGAGGATCGAGCGGAACGCCGGTTTACACGGTTCTCGATTATCTGACGGTGACGCATGTTTCGGTTTCTGGCGCGACTGCCGGGACGATCAGCGTCGGGACGAATGGCGTCGCTTCCTCGCAATGGATCAATCTCGACACCTTCGCGATGGGGACCGTCAATATTCAAGCCGTTGCCTCGGGTACGGTAAATTACACCGTCGAAACTACAAACGATGATCCCGCGAGCTATGGAAATCCGATCGCGAGGTCTGTAGTTACGTGGGACGCGGCCTCTGGAGGCCTAATAAATCAGACCCTCTCAGCAAGCTATGGATTCCCTCAGACGCCGCTTTATATGCGCGTTCTCCTCAATAGCAACACGAACCCCGGCTATGTGAGGATGACGGCAGTTCAGCATTTGAGCGCGACGGCTTAGACATATGCCATCTGTCGGCGCAAACAGCGGAGCCTACACGTTCGGCCCGTCAACCGGGGAACTGGTTGTCGCCGCATTCCGGCGTATTGGCATTCATCGGGCGGAACTTCTAACCGAACACTTCGCCGATGCGCGGACTGAAACGAACCTGATGCAGGTTCAATGGGCCAACCTTGGCCCGTTGCTCTGGACGGTTGATCTACAGACCGTCAATCTGGTGACGGGAACCGCGACCTATTCGGTTCCTGCGAATACCGTCATGATGCTCGACGTTTATATCTCGACGCCCAACGGAGACGGCACAACCTCGGATCGCATCATTTCTCCGCTAAGCCGCACAGAATATGCGTCGATGCCGAATAAGCTAGGCCAAGGCGATCCGACCTCTTTCTGGTTTGACCGGCTAATCGCGCCGACCTTCACGCTTTGGCCAGTTCCTGATGGCTCTGAGCCCACACTGAGCTATTACAGGTTCACTCAGCCACAAGATGCCATAACGACGAATGCCTCTACGCCGCAGATCATGTATCTGTGTCTGGACGCCTACGTTGCCGGCCTGGCGCATCGGATGGCGAGAATTTACAAGCCGGACCTGGAAGGGGCGAGGGACGCCGACGCAACGAAGGCGGTAACTCTGATGTTCACGCAACTCGGGGAGAATGTGCCGCTCTATATTGCTCCTGTCACGTCGAGCTATTGGCGCTGAAGTGGCTTGGAGGCCGCACGCCAGAGTTAGCGTAAGTTCGAGATCGCCAAGAGCGGCGGGGGTCTGCGATCGTTGTGGCATACCGACCAACCATTACAAATTACGCTGGCAGTTCGAGTTCCAAGGGCTCCTGCTCCAAAACCTTCGCATCCTAGTTTGCAACCGTTGTCTCGACGTACCAAATCCGCAGCTACAGGCGAAGATACTCTCGCCTGATCCGCTGCCGATCTTCAACGCGCGGCCCGAACCGTTCACGACAACCGGGTTCAGCTATCAAGAATCGAACATCATGTGCCTGCCTTCGCTCGGATCTTCCGCGTATCCTGGAGGTAGCGACTTTAACAGCGATTTAAGCAGCGATTTAGGGGGCAATGCATCGAATGCGGGGCTTGGCGGCGATGGTTCGGAAATGACGATGCCGGATGGTATTACAGTCATGCTGATGCCGGGGAACCCTGACTGATGGCCGGCACCACATTAGACGAACTGCCCGTTGCGCTAGCTCTCAATGGCGGCGAACTCGTATGGTTGTATCAACAGGGTCCCACCGAGGCCACACCTTGGATCGGGGTACGTTCGACCACGAGTCAGATCGCGACATTCATCAACTATACGCTCAATCTTCCATCGTCTGGGTATATCTCGATGCGTCAGTTGGTCGCGGCGTTAGCCGATCAAGGTGTATTGGTCAGCGTGACAGAAGCTCTCACATCCGATATAACCAATTCTTATAATATAGCATGGACTCACGGATACATAACTAGCCTATCCGATCCATTTATTACTGGGTTTTTGCAGCCTACATTGGGTTATTCGACGCCACAGATGCAGAATTTGTTCAATTTGGCGCGTAATTTCCCGGTATAATGTCGAAATGAGCCTGACATACGATACTTTCACGACGGAATTGGCGCTTCTGAGCCAATTTAATGCAACCGACCCAAAGTTTGTCAGCAATCTTCCATCTTGCATCGACTATGCGACGGATAGGATCACACGCGAACTTAATCTGTTGAATACGGTCACGACTAACTCAACTCTGGTATGCTCTACGGCGTCTCGCGACGTGGATTTGAGCGCCCTAAACCCGATTTTCAATGTTTTGAGCGACATCAACGTGATTACGCCGGCAGGAACGACAAACCCAGATCTCGCGTCCCGCGTCCCCATGACAATTCAGAGCATGGCGTTCCTCAATCAGACCTATGGGACTGCCCCGGCACAAGGGGGCGTGGCGGGCGTTCCTCAATACTTCGCGATGATGACCGATCAGAGTATCCGGGTTGGCCCTTACCCCGACGCGGCCTATAATCTGGAAATTATAGGGACTGTTCGCCCCGTTCCGCTTTCTGCATCGAACCCGACGAACTGGATTGGCACTTATTTGCCGGATTTGCTGCTAGCGGCGGCAATGATCCAGATGAGCGCGTTCAAGATGAATTTCGGTGCGCAGGCCGACGATCCGAAGATGGCGATGAGTTGGGAAACTCAATTTGTAACATTGCGAGATAGTGCTGCGACCGAAGATGCGATGAGGCGCTATTACGCTACGGGGTGGAATTCACAGCTTCCCAATCAGTTTGATCCGCCGCGCACCTGATGCCGACGAACACCATAAAATTAGTTCCCGGCGTCAATGCTGAGTTCACGCCGTCTCTCAATGTTGGCGCATTCCAGTCCACGAATCTCATTCGTTTTGCTCCTAGCGGGTTGCCACAGAAACTTGGTGGCTGGGCTAAGTTCTATCCGAATCCGATAGGCTCTCCGGTTACGGCTCTCCACGGCTGGGAAGATTTGGAGGGCGTCCTACACCTAGCGGTTGGCGCGACTGACCAGCTTTCGGTCATAACCAATGGCGTCCTTTCAGATATTACACCGCAGACCAACACAACGAACCCGTCGCCGGATTTCTCGACGGTCAGTGGAAGTCCCATAGTCACCGTTATTGATCCGAACAGTCAGACGACGATATACGATGTCGTGGTTATCGAGACCCAGGTCAGCGTCGGTGGTATTGTCCTGTTCGGCGCGTATGCTATCACGAAGGCGCAATCGGCGGATTCCTATCAGATAACGGCGGCAGCGAACGCCACTTCGACGGTTGAACACGGGGGCGTTATTCCCGTATTCACTACGTTAATAGGGTTATCCACGGTTACTGTAGTTTTGAATAACCATGGCCTCGGGCTGGGGAGTACGTTTCCTGTTGCGGTTCCTGTAAGCGTCGGTGGCCTGACCCTCTCTGGATTCTACACCGTTTCCGCAGTTCAGAGCGCCAATACCTTCACAATCACCGCTACAACTACCGCGACGAGCAATGCCACGGCGACGATGAACGGCGGCAACGCGGAACTCATCTATTACGTCACGCCGGGGCCGAATACGCGCGGCAATGGATACGGTGATGGCGGCTATGGCGAGGGGGCTTACGGGTTTGGCGTCCTCCCGCCGATATTCACCGGAACGCCGATAACAGCGATCGATTACACGCTGGATAACTTCGGCGGGTTTCTGGTGGCGTCTCCCGATAACGGGCCGATATTCATATGGGATTCGCAAAGCGGCCTATATACAGCGCAGATGATCGCGGCGGCCCCGATTGAGAATACTGGAATCTTCGTCTCCTATGCCGCGCAGATCGTCATGGCCTATGGGGCCAGCGTCCTCGGCATCCAAGACCCGCTGCTGATAAAGTGGTGCAGTTCCGGGGATTACACGCAATGGACGGCCTCGACGACGAACTCGGCGGGTTCGTTTAGGCTTCCGAGAGGGTCTAAGATCATCGGTGGGTTGCAGGGTCCGCTGTTCGATATTTTCTGGACGGACCTAGAGGTATGGTCAGGAACCTATATCGGACAACCTTATATCTATGGCTTCGCATCCTTGGCGGCCGGATGCGGACTGGCGAGCAAGTTTGCAGCCGGCGTGCTTCTGAATACGGTCTATTGGCTGAGCTATACGCCTCCGAGCGTGACAGGTGCGGCGACGGGCTCGGGGCAGTTCTACGCGCTTCCGTCTGGCGGCGGTGTGACGCCTGTACCGTGTCCGGTATGGGACTTCCTGTTTGACCAGTTGGACATTACACATATCGCCAATATCCGCTGTGCGGTCAATTCTACATTCGGTGAGATCGAATGGTTCTTCCCGGTCAAAGGAGGTTCCGGCAAGAACTCGGCTTATGTGAAACTTACGCCGCAATTCAACGCTTGGGATTACGGGTTTTTGGGACGGTCGGCGTGGATCGATCAATCTGTGTTCGGTCCTCCAATCGGGGCTGACGCGACCTCGAACTACATCTATCAGCACGAAACATCTAACGATGCTGATGGCGACGCAATGGGTGAGACGTTCACGACGGGCTATTGGGCAATGTCAGACGGCCAAGACCAAGCGTTCTGCGATCTTATGATGCCCGACATGAAATTTGGCAAGATGAGCGCGGCCCAAACTGGCGTGGTGGACGTGTCATGGTCATACACGGATTACGCGACCGGAACGACGGTTTACACGACGCCGACCTATACGATGGCGTCAACCGGCCCCGGATACGTTACGCCACGTTTTCGGGGGAGGCTAGCGTCGATGACGATTGGCAACAGCAACCAAGGGTCTTTCTGGCGGCTGGGCGGTCTGAGAATGAGAACAGCGCCTGACGGGAGGCTTTGAGCGATGGTCGATCTAACCGCCGGATTCCAGCAACTAATCTCTACGTTGCAAAACGTCGTGCTGGGTGTCAACCGACTTACGCAGCAGATTTCGACTTCAACGAGCGCTGTGTTTCCGCAAACGGCGGGAACCTCGACAAGCGCCACGGCGGGTTCTATCGCGTCTCCGGGTGCGTTCGCTGGCTTCATCGACGTGCAAATGCCGGATGGATCGACGGTCAAGGTCGGATACTTCAACTCATGAGCACAGCCGAACACGCGAAGAGCACTGCGGCGAGATATGCCTTATCCATGCTGAAGCGGCCGAAGTTCGCGGGGGGCGGTCCTGTCACCGGGCCGCTTATGGGATGGGACGGAGGGCGCACCGATACGTTGCCGGTATCGGTTCCTGCGGGGAGCTATGTGATTCCGGCTGACGTTGTGAGCGGCCTTCCGGGTGCGCAGGGGAGCAGCTTAGCTGGTCACAACGCACTCAACAAGTTGTTTGCATCTCTGCCCTTATCGCCTGATGAAGCGCCCTACGGAGCCACTTCGCCGAGGTTGGCAAGGGGGCATACGATAGCGGGCCTGTTCAACCCTAAGAGGCTTGAGGAAAAGTCTCTGGCCTCTGGCGGCAAGACGCCGGATGAGGACCATGAGGCCGTGCCGATCTTAGCGGCCGGGGGCGAACATGTGGTTCCCCCCGATATCGTTAAGCGCATCGGCATCGGAAATCTCAAGCGAGGTCATGAAATTCTTGATGATTTCGTGGTGGAAGTGAGAAAGCGGAACATCAAGGATTTGAAAAACTTGCCAAAGCCTGCGAAGGACTAGCCGGAGGTATGTTCGATATCCAGAACGACATACGGCTGGCAGGACCGGAAGATTTTCAAGATCTATTTCGTATTTGTCGTAATCTATGGATCGAAAATGGTCAGCATCCATGGAGCGAGGAAAAGTCCAAATGGTTCATCTGGAAAGGATGCAACCGCGACAATGCAACGATATTTGTTATAGGTCCATCCGACAGTATAAAAGCAGTTCTTTATCTTGAAGTACAGCAGATATATTATTCTGACGAATGCCAGCTAGGCGAGGCGTTTCTGTATGTCCGCGAGGACTGCCGAAAATCTGACTATGCGAAGCGGCTTATTCGTCACGCAAAGCGCTGTAGCGAAGAAACAGAACTTGATCTGATGATGGGAATTATCTCGGATCACAGGTTGGCGGCAAAAAAGCGGCTTTATGATCGGGAATTTACGGAGGGTGGAAATGGTACATTCTACAATTATCGTCCTAAAAGCCGCGCGGATCGCATAGGGTTCAATATGGGGCCGGGCGCGACTACTATGGCCGCAGGAGGCTGACATAGGCTCCAAGCAAACGGGTCAGAGCAATAGTAGTTCGACCTATTCCCCTCCTCCTGATGTTCTGAAAAACTATGACGCTGTCACGTCTCAGGCGCAGGGCGTCGCCGCGACCCCTTATACCCCGTACTCAGGCCCACTTGTCGCGGGCATCAATAATCAACAGACTTCGGGCATCAACGCCGTAAACAGCGCTTCGGGCATTCAAAACCCGTATAATGCCGGCGCGACCGGGCTCGCGGCGGCGTCGGGCCAGAACATCAACGCGCAACAGTTTTCTGGACAAGCCCTAGACCAATACGAGAATCCATATCAGAGCCAGGTCGTCAATGCGACTGAGGCTGAGATACAGAACCAGAACCAGCAACAGGCCGCCGCCCTACAGGGCAATGCAATTTCTTCGGGGGCGTTTGGCGGCGATCGAGCCGGCGTGGCTCAGGCGCAATTGGCAGGGCAGCAGGATATCGCTAACAACGCGATACTGGCCGGGCTGAATACCTCGAACTTTCAGAACGCGGAAAACGAATTCAATACTCAGCAGAATACGAACCTCTCGGCGGCGCAGAATACGGCGGCCCGGCAACTCGCGGCTTCGCAGCAGATTGGCAACCTAGGCAATACGGCGCAGACGGAAGCGTTGAACGAGGCCAATGCACAAACCAATGCAGGCACGCTGCAACAGACGACGCAGCAGGCGGCGGATACCGCGAATTACAACCAGTTCCTGCAACAGGAAGCCTATCCGTTCCAGACCACGGGATGGCTGGCGAATATCGTCGAGGGTATCGGTTCGCAGTCCGGCGGCACAACTACAAGCCAGCAAACGCAGACGGGTGGCAGTGGATTAAGCCAAGTTGCAGGCGGCTTGCTCGGGCTCGCCTCTTTCCTCAATCGGGGCGGTCGCGTCAACAATATCCGTGTCCCTCGGAAGGCACTCGGGGGAGCATTAATGAGCCCTTATACGGCGGCGATCGATCCCGCGACGGGGCAATCGGTCGGCCTTGGCGGGGGCTCTTGGGTTCCGACGTCTAGCCTTCAAATCGGTCACACTATGCCAACGGGTCAGCAGCCCGGTATGAGTGGACAGCCCGCGCAGCCGGGCATGGGCGATGTCGGGAAGGCCGTTCAGGGGCTTGGAAACTCATTTGAGAACTCGTCTTTGGGCGATAGCTTCAACGACGCTATTCAAGATATGGGAGATTTCTTCTCAAAGGGTGGCTCTGTTCGGCCTAAGTTTGATGACGGCGGCGATGTCTCGCCTGACGCGCTTTGGGTTGACGCGAATAATCCGCATGGGACGGGGCCCGTTCTTCAGCCAAACGATATTACGCCGCTCGCCGCGCCTGCCGTAGCCCCTCCCCCCGTTGCGGGTTCTTCGGCGGACGTGACGCCGCCTATCCCCGATGCGGATATTGCCAAATTGCGCGCGGCTATGAGCGGCGCAAATACGGGCTTAGCTGACCCGCGCGCCGTCTACGGGACGATTGATCCTGCGGCGACGGATAGTGCGGTTCCGGTTCCTCCCGTTCGCCCTGCCGGGCTTGGCATCGTCCCGGACAGCGGCCCAACGGCTGCGGCGGCGGATGGAACTCCGGTTCCGACAGATGCGGGCGGAAATGCTATCTCTCCGGCAACTGGCGCGCCGACGCCGGGGGGGCTCGTTCCTCCCGTAAATGGAGGACTATCTTCTCACCGGAATGCGGTCGCGTCGGCCAGCCCGTGGACGGCCCCCGCCTACACCGGCCCGGCGCCAAAAGGTCCGGTCCCTGATCCCGCCAATTACCCGACGACGCAGCAAGGGCAAGCCGCCTTCATTCGCGACTACTCCGCTTATGCTGGCGGCGGCAAGGGTCTCAACACCAATTTCGCGCTCGGCGTCGCTCATGCCGAAGGGCTCAACGGAGCGGCGAGAGGACCAAATCTCGCCAGCACCGTTGATGTTGATAAGAACGGCAATCCATTCTCGTTCGGCGCTTTCCAGCTCAATGTCAGGAACGGCCTCGGCAATCTGGCGAGGGCCAACGGCATTGATCCCGCCGATCCGGCGCAAGCAAACGCCGCCAACAAGTTCGCCATGGACTACATGGCCTCGCACGGTATCCAACCGTGGCGCGGCGATCAGGCCGTTATGGCTTATCAGGGCGCTCAAGGGCTCGGGGCTGCGCCGGCCGCGCAAGCCATCGCGGAAAGCGCCGCTCCTGCCACCGGGCTAGCCAGTGCGGCCTCCGATGTCGGCACACAACTGGTCGGCGATGCGAAGGGCGTCGTATCCAATCTTCCGAGCCTTGGCGGCCCTGCAAATGCCAACTCGCCACCGGGACAGAACTCGGGGTTGTTCGGCCTCAATTTCGACCCCGCCACGCGACAGGGAATGCTCGCCGCCGGCCTCGGGATGCTTGGCGGTACATCTAAGAGCGCCTTCGCCAACATCGGCCAAGGAGGCTTACAGGGCCTCAATGCCTATAACAATGCGCGCAAGTTGCAAGCCGGCATTGGCTTACAGGGGGCGCAGGCTGCTAAGGTCGCCGCTGAGACGCAAGGCGTTGGCTATGAAAACCAACTGAAGGCGCAGGGCGTCAAGTCCATGTTCGACGCTCTACACGCGCAGGAGGCATTGGCGGCCAAGCGAGCAAATTCTGTGGCGACATCAACGTCTCAACCGGGGATTACCGCAAAGACTATTACAGCCCCTGGCGTCGTCAATGGTTCATCTGCCCCTGGAAACGCTGCTCCCTCGGGGACGGCTCTTAATCCGATGGCCGATCCTGCGATGCTCCTCGCTAAGATCAACGCAGAAAAGTGGACGAATCCACAGGCGGCCCATGCCGACGAGGGACTGTATCACGAAATTATATCAAGCGGGCGCTCTACAGACGCGAACGGGAACATTGTGAACGCGCCAGGCGCGGTATCGGCCGCTGCTGAATTGGAGGCTAACAAGGCGGGGGCATCGGAGGCGGCGAAGTCCCATTATGACCTCGTTGATGTCCAACCGACGCCTGGAGGGCCGACATACAAAGTTCCGAAGTCTCAGCTTCTAACAGGGCCTGGGGCTGGTTCCCCGCCAGGATCGACGCTCGACGCTGCTGCGGCGGTCAATCCGAATATCTCAAAGCAGCCCGAGTTTTATGCAGATAAGCAGAAATCCATTGCTGCGGATGAACAGCAGATGGTCAGCCAATATCGGGTTAGACAGCTATCGGCGCAGAGGTTACAAGCTCTCTCGAAGATCATGCAGAGTTATCAGACCGGGACATTCGCGGAACAGAAGGCTGGCCTTGTCGCTTCGCTACGGGGGCTGGGGATGAATGTTCCGGCAACAGCCACTTCTGATCCTGCTGCTTTTCAAGAGTTCACGAAAAATGCAATGGCGAATGTGTTCAACGACCTGAAAAAGCAGGGCGGCCATACCCTTGTATCCGAAGTTCAGGGGTTGATGAAGGCCAATGCTAATGCCGAAATGCAGCCGGCCGCAAATGCCGCTATCATCGGACAGGCGCTTGGGGTGATAAATTACGAGAACCAGCATACGAAGGATTACTTTGTGTGGAAGCAGCAACACCCTAATGCTGTGAATACGTCGGACTTTGAACTGCCGTGGGCTGATAAGCATCCCGTTTCGCAATTCGTAGGGGCCGCAACGAAAGGCTTGGCATATAAAGGACAAGATATCCCGAGCGCAGCGCAGCGCACGACGGGACAGACCTACCTGACGCCTAAAGGTCCGATGACCTGGGTCGGGAACGGTTGGCGTCCGGCTGCTGCCCAATGAGTGATGGTCTTCTCTCAGACGCGGATGTAGGGCTTAGCCCTCCTGCGGTCCCCGCGTCCTCCGCAAATGCCGCGCTTCTTTCTGACGCAGATGTCGGCATAAATCCTGTCACGTCATCGGCGGGAGCCGACGTTGCCAAAGGTTTCGGTCAAGGGTTGGTCAATGGCGCCGAAGGCATCGTCGGCTTGCCCGGAGATGTAGAGACGCTGGCGAAAAAGGGGATGGATTGGGCAACATCGCCCGTTGATTATGGAATGCTATGGGCGCAGGGCTGGCTCGGGCAGAAAGCCGGCTTGCTGCCTGCCGGACAAACGCCGTCGAGTTGGGCGACCAATAAGCTAACCCAACTCAATGCGACGCGAGAAACGCCAGCAGACGACACGTCGGCCGATGTCCAAGCGAGAGCGCAATCGCTTGGCGTCCCGAATTATCAACCGCAGACGACGGCGGGACAATACGCGCAGACGATTGGATCATTCATCCCTGGAGCTGCGACATTGCCAGCCGATGGTCTGGCTGACGTGGCGGCTAATGTTGCCAAATATGCGTTGGTTCCCGGCGTCGCATCCGAAGCGGCGGGACAGGCGACCGCCGGAACTCCGTTAGAACCATATGCACGGACGGCCGGCGCTCTTGTCGGGGGCGTCGGGGCTGATCTCGGGACAGCCGGCGCGGTTCAAGTGGGGAAATTCGCGAAGTCCTATATGGAGCCTATGGGAACCGCTGGGCAAGAGGCCATCGCGGCGCGCATCCTTGCGAGTCAGTTCACCGACCCGGAATTAGCTCGGGCCACATTGCAAGAGAGCGCGGACGCGGCACAACCAGGGCGAGCCCTGGGTGAGAATATTTCCGGTTCCAAACCGACGACGGGTCAGTTAACCGCCGATCCTGGGGCGCTCGGATTTGAACGATCGCTTTCGACGGCCGATCCTATATCGGCTCATACCAATGAATTTGGGACAGGCTCCGAGCAACAGAACGCGGCGCGCACTTCGGCGCTGAACGCCATCCAGCCTACCGGATCGCCGGAAGATGTCGGAAATCTTGTGCGCCAACAGATGGCGGCGATACAGGCTGAGCATGATGCCAATGTGGCTGGGGCGCTTCAGAACGCCAAGCAAGCCGCTTCGGGCATTGGTGCGGGCACATCCCCAGAAGCGCAAGGCGACGCTCTTCGCACAACGCTACAGACCGCCAGGGACGCGGCAAAGGTAAAAGAGCGCGGATTGTGGGATGCTGTAGACCCGGATGGGATGTTGACCCTTCCTGCGGATCCCGTGGCGACGGCGGCGAATGATATTGCAAAATCGGTTCCTCCTACGGCTAAGCCTATGGCCGGAGAAGAGGCGGCCATTTTCGGAACGGCGGCCAATCTGCCGGAAGTCGCGCCATTTCAGGATATCACGGCGCTGCGTAGCCGGATTTCGACGGCGATGCGTCAGGAACTTATCCAAAACGGCCAGTCGCCCACATACGCTCGTCTCGGCCAATTGCGGGGGGCGGTCGAAGACGCTATATCGGGAGCCGTCGAGAACCAGGCGGCTATGGAAACAAAAGCCGTAGCTGCTGGGCAATTGTCGCCGGATGCCGTAACGGAAGCCCGCGTTAATGACTGGCTCCAACGATTCTACAACGAGAAAGAAAACGCCGCTTCAGCAAGTGGAGTCGGCGCTTTTGGGCGTTCCGGTCCAAGACCTTCCAGCAGTCTTGGCGTTCTGCGAACAGCAGGCCAAGGCGACGGCGGACTTGGAGACGATGCGGGCGCTCCGGGAATATCGGGCCAAGCATTATCCGCAAACCTCGACGAAGCCGCAGCGGGACGGCTGAAAGCTGCCAGCGCCGCCACCAAACAGCGCGCCTCAACCTTCGATAGCGGCCCTGTCGGAACGGTTCTGAAAAAGACCGGCAGCGCCAGCGATTACAAGACGCCAATCGCCGCTGTTCCCGGCAAGCTCTTCGTTCCCGGTCCGCAGGGCGCTCAAGTCGCGGAGTCATACGCCAAAGCCGCCGGCCCTTCGGGCATGAACCCGCTACATGATGCCGCCGCCGAAAGCTTGCACCGCCACGCTATGACGCCAGAGGGGATTATCGACCCGAAGAAATTCTCGGCTTGGCAGACCAAATACCAAGATGCGCTACGCGCTATGCCCTCGACAATGGGCGCCAAGTTCGCCACGGCGGCGAAGGCGAGCGACGCCATCGAAGAGGCGGCAACCGCGCGCAAGGCCGCTCTCGACAAATTTCAAGAGGGAGTAACCGGAAAGCTTATCGGCGTATCCTCTCCCGAAGACGTGACGAAGACGGTATCCGGCATCTTCGGAACCAAAACCGCCGTTCGCGACATGACGGCGCTCGCCAAGCGCGTTGCGGGCAACCCGGATGCGCAGGCAGGTCTGCGCAAATCCGTCGCTGACACGATCTTGGCGAAGGCCAAGGGAACAACGGAGAACGGTGCATCCGGAGTTGAGAACATGAACGCATCGACATTCCAAAAGTTCATCCGCGACAACGCGGCGACAATCAAAGCGGCCGGATTTACGGATAAAGAAGTTGGTTTAATGCAGGCCATCGGCCAGGATATGCAGAGAGGCCAGCGGACCTTGAACGCGACCCGCCTCACTGGCCAATCGAACACGGCGCAGGACATTATCAAGGCGATTGAAGCCGGCCACGGCCCGCATCCGATGTCGTTGTTGAACAAGATCGGATTAGCGGCAGCCGCTGGCCTAGAAATCCACGGTATGCATGGTGCGGTGGCTGGGGGCATCTTGGAACTCGGCCGTCATCTGATCGGTGGCTTGCGTGCTTCTGGCCTCGCAAAATCGAATGCTCTCGTTCGAGACGCGATGTTAAAGCCGTCTCTAGCATTGGCCCTTCTGAAGAAAGCGCCGGTTGCGGTCGGGCGGGGGAGCGAAGCCCAACTCGCAAAACTGCTGGCGCGAAGTTCCATGTTTTCAGCATATCAGACTGCAATGCCAAGCGACATCAGCAATAAATATCCAAATTCTTACTGAGGATATTCCTTCAAAACGTCCTCAGCCTTGAAAGCATCCTTCGCGCCAGGATCGGTGGCGTGATACATGATGACTGTCGTCGATACTCCTTCTGTATGCCTATACAAAGGAATCGCGAAAGACGAAGTATCTGAACCTGTCGCGTAAACACCCGAGAACTCATGTCCTTGGCCGGATTGGGTATCTGCAAGTTTGAAGTGCGTATAGCCGGCGGCTAAGGTCGCTTGCGCCGCTTTTCGCATAGTTTGAGGGACGGATTGTCCCATAGATAGGAGCCCGGATGCCTTCGTATCCAAGCGAACCGCGTTCGGAGCGATAGGCATTTCCTGAGTTGTGATGCACCCCGAAGCAAAAGTCGCAACAAGAACGATTGCCAATTTACGCATATGTCCCCCCGCTGTTCCTACAGGGAAGCTAGCCCCTTCTCGACAAGCCGTCGAATCGCCTCGGGGCGAGAGGGCTTCGGGTCGGGCGGCGCGGCGATCCAGGCGTCAATGCGGTCGAGAGAACGGAAATAAAGTCGCATGGTGAGGGATGATGAGATCGTGAAAACGCTCTCACCAAACACGGATAGCAGGGCGGATTTCGAGCCTCCCTTTTCATTTGAACCAATTCTCTCGGGCGAGGGAAAGCTAATGGGGAATGGCAAGCGCATTCACTCCTAATATAAATCTGGAAGAACCGGCCCTAGGCGATTACATCAATTCTTGGAACGTGCCCGTAAATAGCGATTTCTCAATCATAGATCAGAAATTCGGTACGTACACTACGATAACGCTTTCTAACGCCGATGTGAATTTAACCAACGTACAAGCAGCGTATTGGGGCCTATCCCTAGTCGGGGCGTTGACTGCGGATGTTACGGTCACTCTTCCGGCCGGCGTATCGGGAACATGGTTCGTATTGAACGGGACCACTGGTTCTTATACCGTCAAGATCGCGGGAAGCGGAAGCGATTCCGGGTTCATATTGACCGCTGGGTCTACGCAGGCCATCTATTCTGACGGAGCCAGCGTCAGATTTCCGCTCAATGCCGATCTCATTGAAGAAGCTCTAGGGTTTACGCCCGCCAACGTCGCCGGCGACACGTTCACGGGAGCCGTTACGTTTTCGGGTACGGCAGCATTCGACGGGGTAACGACGGTCCCAACCGTAACGACGACGGATAACTCCACGAATGCCGCGAGCACGGCGCTGGTCGCGAACAAGATCACAGCACAGATCGCAAATACGCCACAGGTGACCGTCTACACATCCGGGTCTGGGACGTACACGACGCCAGCGGGCGCGACCTATATCACGGTCGAGGGATTGGGTGGTGGTGGCGGCGGCGGCGGATCTGGAACCGGAAGCCCGGGGCTAGGGACCGCAGGCGGAAGCACCACTTTCGGGGGGCTGACTGCCCATGGCGGCCCCGCAACGCCATCGAACGCTACCTTTACCTATCCTACGCCAGCGACGGCGACAGGCGGCGATTTGAATGTCGCGGGCGCGCTCGGTGGCGGCACCGGAACGCTGAACACGGGAGCAGGCACCGCAGGCTTCACGCCATCTGGGGCATCGTCTCTATACGGCGGCGGAGGCTCTGGCACATCGGCGGAAGGTATTGTGGTGGCCTCCAGCGGAACCGGCTACGGCGCTGGCGGTGGTGGCGGCGGGTATGGCGTTAATGCGGGGTATAATTCAGGCTGGGGAGGCAATGCGGGGGCGTATTTCAAGAAGTTAATTCCGACTCCTGCGGCAACGTATTCTTATTCCGTTGGCGGCGCTGGCGCAAATGGCATCGCCGGAACTAACGGCGCGGCCGGCGGCAACGGGTCGGGGGGCCTCATCATTGTAACGGCATATTTCCAATGAGCGCGAGAATGAACAAACTCATCCTCGCGGGCTCATTTCTATTTGCTGGCGTCAATATGGCGCTTGCCGCCGATACCTCTCTCCAATGGGGGGCCGATAGGACGGCGACTCCGTGGAATATCTGCGCGTATGACAGCACAAACACTTGCATAACCGTCTTCACACTGCCCGCATCAGGCGGCGGGGCTCTTGTTCCTCCCGCTACAGGCGGGACGGGTGTTAACAACGGGACAAGCACGCTAACGCTCTTGGGGGGCTATACCCTATCCTTTACGATGACGGGGAACACGGCGCTTACGCTTCCGACCTCGGGAACTATAACGGTTCTCGGAAATACCGCGACAGGATCGGGCGCAATAGTTCTCGCGACAAGTCCGACACTGGTTACGCCAAACCTCGGCACACCGTCAGCACTGACGCTGACGAATGCAACGGGGTTGCCCCTCTCGACGGGGGTAACGGGACTACTCCCCCTGTCGGAAGTTAGCGGTACATTGCTTGCCGCGAATTTCCCGGCCCTTACTGGCGACGTGACAAATACGTCGGGATCGCTCACCACCACAATCTCCAATGGAGCCATCACTACAACTAAGATTGCAGATGGGGCGGTTACAGATGCGAAATTGGCGTCTGGCGCGGCGATTGCGAACCTCGGCTATACGCCGGCACACGCCGGCCCGAACAACGACATCACCTCCCTTTCCGGCCTGACGACGCTGCTTAGCCCCGCGCAGGGCGGTGTGGGCGGCCTTACCGGCATCCTGTACGGCAATGGGGCGAGCGCAGCGACAGCGATTATGCCTGGGACGGGCGTTGTATCGGCCATAGAACAGCCTGTGGCTTCGAACGCGGGGTTCTCTCAAACTTTCGTTGTCACGGATACTCGCTGGGGCACATCGCTTTGCAGCGGCGTCGCCTGCCCGATCGGCGCTGGCGGCGACGACAGCGTGCCTCTCAACGCGATCAGTGCGGCTTGTCAGACCGCTAAAAGCTGTAGGGTCATCTTCCCGCCCGGTGTGCTGCTGCATGTTTGCGCAACGTCATGGACGCTGCCAGCGGTTGCGCCAATCTCTATGATCATCGTCGGCGACGGTAAAGCTTTCGGCGGTATACAAATTCTGCCAGGATGCGCGACGTCGCTGAATACGGTAATCGACTTGCCGGCGATTACTTTCGGTAATCCTGTCGTGGCGTCAAGCGCATACTACGAAATCGACAATCTCCGCGTCGATGCCTATTGTCTTGCGCCGCACGATTTCTTTCAAGAATTTTCCGCCCAACCTTTGGCCGGCTTTAATTTTCACGGATCGCTGTTCCGCAATGTGACGCCATCGATTACATATGCTTCATTCGATGGCGGTTCAAACATACTTATTGCATCTAGTTATCAAAATAACATAGACGCTTCAAACAGCGTCGAAAACGAGAACGATGTTGGACATACTTGCTACGGTGCCTATAGCGCCGGATCGACGACGAATATTGGACTGTTTCCTCCATTTCTGTTTGACACAACGGGCACAGATTCTCAGATTGGAATACAAGGAAATGGAGCGTCAGTCGCGGCGTCGTCGCCATGTATGGCGGTGCTAATAGGTTCAATCGGGGGCATCCGTGGGGTTTGCCGCCTACGAATAGTCTCAGCCAGCCTTATTCTTTT